TGCCTGCACCTCTGCCCTTGTGGCACGATTTGCCGTAAAGGACAGGTACAGCCCACATATATGATTCGTCAAATGTAACACCCTTTGAATCAATCCACGAAAGAGCGTCAACCGTGTGCAGGTCAATCTCTTTGCCGTTGTCATCATACAAAGCATAGTGAATATAGCCGTAACCGTATGTTTCTTCAAAACGATAACGGCGGTGTTTTTGCGTGTAATCGGTGTAAAACTTAACCTCTCGGATTCTGCCGCGCACATATGTAAAGTCGATGTTTTCGCCAGGATACCATTCAACAATCGGAAGATCTGATACAGCCGTGTCAAAGCTGACCTTAAAAGCACCGTCACCGACAACACATAGGTCCCGGAGCATTTGCTTAACCGTGTCGGATAGCTTGTTCTGCTTTTCAATGTCTTCCCAACGCTCTGCATAAGCGGTTGAATTTTTACTTGTAACATCTGTGCCGTTGTAGTCGGCAATTACGATATTCACAAGCGTTTCGCAGATGAGTGCCGGCAAGCCCGTGTGTATTTTACGGATTTCAAGCCCCTTTGTGCTTTTTGCCGCCCAAAACATAGTTTTGTTTGTATCAATCTGCCTGTACAGCTCCGCAAGCTGTCTGCTGTTGCCCCAATACCAAATGCGATTGATAAAGCACTCGGTCAGATGATTGCTTGTTTCGGTGACGGTAATTGTTTTGTCGCTTGCAGGAGTAATCTGCAAAAAGTTTTTAATTCCCGATCTGATAGATTCAGCCATTCTGTTAATCAGCCCCATTTATTTCACTTCCAATAATATTTTTAAACGGCAGCCACGCATATTGACCGCTGTTAATGCAATGGTCGTGACCGTCCTCGGGTGTGTTGTCTTTATCCTCTCGCCAGCTGTAAATTTCAAACTCTGCAATCGTGTTTTTACAATGTTCAAGCACAAAATAACAGTCGGTGGCAAGCCAGCCGAGTACAAGATTGATTCGGTCGATAATCTTCGTTTTCTTCCATGCATTTGCAAAGTCATAGACACAGCCGTGCTGTCGCTTATACTTTTGAAATTCGGTAATAGTCGCTTGGTCGGCGCTGTCAATAAAAGCCGTGCGTGCAAAGCCCCATTCATCACGGTTGCGGTCAAGAAAATCAATAAAATTCTTCACCGTGTCACTCGGGGCAATAGGTGTTTGCATTTCAGCGTTGTTATAAACTCTTTCATCAAGCTGAACACACTTGCCGTGATTGGTAATGCCGTAAAATGTCATTGCGATAGTGTCAGGCGACTTCTGCGAATAGGCGGTATCAAGACCTGCGGTGAACTGAACAAAGTGTTCCGACTTGCGGTTACAGTTCAAAAACTTTCCTGCCCACTCTTTTGATTTGATATGTCTTGCCCTCTCAAAATTCGGGAACACAAGACCTGTTGCTCTGCCTCGCAAACCTAAGATTTTATTTTTATAGAGCTTTGTACCTTTCGGTGCAGAGTTCTTTTTCTTTTCAATCTGTTCAGGTGTAAGACTTAAATTGTCGGCAAAAGAAAAGAACCAATACCGCCAATTCGGTACAGGTTCTTCGGTAAGCTCCGCCGTAATCTCGGGAGGAACATCGTTTTCATATTTTTTAAAAGGACGGGAGCGGTTGACAAACTCCTTATACACAGGCAGGCTCGGATCATCGGGATTCAGCGTTGCAAGCATATAGTCATTACGGGTTGACATCTCTCGGATAAACTCGATATCGGCGGTGTTGATTTCGTCAATATAAACGCACCCAAACTGCGCACCGAGAACCATTTCCCACTTATCCCGACTGCTGTAACCGAGAATATAGATGATTTTATCCTCAAACTTGATATGCGGGAGCTTGTAGTCCTTGTCGCCGTTGCCACAGTAAACTGCGTTACGGTGCAGGTCGAGAATACCGTTGTCCTGTTGAATTATAGTTTCCTCAGCCTTGCCCGTAGTCTTGGCGGCAATTGCGTGGAGTTTTTTCGGCGACTGCGACACCATTCGCATAAACTTAACGCCTGCTCCGACGGTAGTTTTGCCGGACGCTGTAGTTCCTTCAAGAAATTCAGCCGACACATTTGTTGTGTTGATAAAGTCGATATACTTTTGCGATAGCGGGAATTTGTTACTCACTCAATCCCTCACCACCCAACTGTCTAAACACATCGGATAGCTTTTCGGACTGCTCAACCTTTGCGTCAACCTTAACGGTGTATTCGCCCGTCATCTTGTTGAGCGTGTCAATAGCCCTGATTCTGTCAGAGGTGTCCTGCCCGTCATTCCTTGCAATGTCGGACAAAGCAACCTGTCTGTCCTTTGCACTCATAATGCGCTCATCTTTGAGCTTATCGGAAAGCTCCTTGATGTATTTTGAAACTCCAACATTCTCCAACAATTCATACGCTCTTGCGTTTGCGTAATTTTCGGAATATCCTGCCTGTATAGCACTCTGAACGGTGTTACCGCTCTGCGCATAATATTCCGCAAACTTCCTCTGTCTTGCATTTAATTTGTCTTTCACGGTATCACCGCCCTTTCTAAAAATAAGCAAAAGAAAAGACAGCACATTTCTGTACTGTCTTTAAACACAGGTTTCCGGAGTTGCACCGGAATCTGTAAAAACTGTTTTCCTATTTAAACTATCCCCTGCGTTTATAATATTATATCAATAAATTTCTAAATATTCAAGTGTTTTCTTTCCCATTTATTCAATAATACACTTACATATTTCTGTTCTTTATCAGTCAATTGACGATCTCCAATTTCATTATGTTCATAACCCAAATGGGTATGTGGCATCATTCCATTATGAGGTCTACCTTTAACGTCAATTTGTTTTATTCTTTCGCCGTAGTTGTCATAAAAAGTAACACTTTTGATGTTGCTCTGTTTGTCAAGAGTAGCATACACTCTATTTTTTGTCATAGTTTCCATAGGAGCTTTTATCGAAGTATTACCATTCATACGAATTACTTTTATTTCACCAAATTGAGCAACTGTGTGATATTCTGTACCGTACTTCTTTCCCTTATCACTTATACCGCTTGAAGAGCCTCTTCCGCCCATTATTTTGACCTCCTGAATTTTTCCTGAAACGATTTGAT